ATCCAGTTACGTGTCCGTAAAGCGATATAATATGTTCTCTTGTGTTTTTAGGTTCTATTGCCATTATATTAGTTTATCTACTTTTTCTATTCTATCAAGCTTTTGATCTTGAGGTAATTGAGTGTAAGGTATACTTATATTTTGTCCACCAATAATATTTGGTTTAGCTGTTGCTCCTGTAATTACTGGAGGTAATTGACCAAAAGCTCCTTGTATAATATCTGGTAGAGGAGGAGTATCAAAAGGATTATCTATTTGGGGTAAAAATTCATCTTCCTCTAATCCTACATTAAACAGTTGCCCTCTTATATTAGCTATTGCTCCAAAAGAATCATACAAAGGATTTTTAAAAGAAGGATCCACTTCTCTTATATCTTCTGTTATTTGTTGAAAACCTTTAATAACATTTTTAGAAATATTAACAGGAGTAAATATTCCATTAGATACTTTTCCATATGTTTTTTTACCAACACCTTTTATTAAAGATTGAGCTAACTCTGTTTTATCAGCATTTAAAGTTTTTGCGTCTTCAACATCTTTATATAATGTTTTTTCTGTTTCAAATAATGCACGATTTGCATTTATATATGCATCTACAATTTGTTTAGGTGTAGTTACTCCACCTTTTAAAACTTCTTGTGTAAATAATGATTTTGATTCTCTAGCATCTCTATTATATTGAGCTATCTTATATTTAATAGATTTATTAGGATCTATTTCTTGAGCTCTAAATCCTATAACACCTAAAGCTTCATTACCAAATTCATATTGTCTGCCCCTATCATCCAGTCTTCCTAAATCATCTACAGGTTTTATAGCTAAATTTAATCTTTCTAACTGTTTCCAGTTAAGTGGTGCTTGAGACATCATTAGATGATAAAGACCTTTTTGAAATTTAGTTCCCAATGGATCTTTTTGTTCCCATACATCAAAACCTTCTCTAGTTTCTCCACCTCTCATATATAAATCAGCTAAAGCCTCTGTCCAAATAGACTCTGTAACAAAAGGCATTCCTAATTCTTTAGTAGCTTCAATCATTCCTGCATAAAAATCATCTAATATTCCATCTCTATCACCTTCGCCTGCAGCTACTTTATTTAAAATTGTTTGAACTGGTCTACTTAAAGTATCATAGGCATTACTGTGACTAAAATCAATTACACTTAATTTACCTGTTTTCATATCACGAATAGGAACTAGTGTAGAATTTTTAGACCAATCTGCCACATAATTTTTAAGAGCTATTCTTTCTTCTTCAGTCACATCATATAATGCAGAGAATCCAGCTACTACTCCAGCAGGAACTGCAGTTGTTGTAAAGGCCATACCAGATAATCTTCTTAATCCGATTGATCTTAATGGATTAACTAATTTACCATTTATTCTTGTAGTATAAAAAATTTCGTCTAATGCTCTTTCTACTACGTTAACACCTGTTCTAATTATTTCTGCAGGAAAAGATACAAAGTTACCTACTGGTAATTTTCTTAAGCCTTTAACAGCATTTCCAACATAAGCATAATTTGGAATATTGTTTCTTACAATTTTTGCTGCTTCGTTATCTAAAAAATCTTCATCAAGTCTTACTTTAGGCACTAATGCTTCAGCATCTTTTCTTGACATACCATCATCAATTAAATCTTTTATTCGCCTAGCTCCTGCTAAATCATGAAACTCTTGAGAACCACTTAATCCTGCAGATCTATAGGAACTTCTTAATCTGTTACCTTCTCCTATAAAAGAAAATATTTTCCAAAAATCATCTTCTGCTGTATAAAAATCTTCTGAATATTTTTTAGCTTTACCTAAAACTTTAAGTAATCTATTTAACCCATAATTATCTAATCCTTCAGCTACTCTACCTGTAAGACCACCAAACTTAACATCTTTTAAAAGATTAGATAAATCTCCTAATTGAACTTGAGAATTAACTACACCAAGTTTTAAAAGTTTTTGATAAAATTCATTACCTTCTAAATAGTTTGCTTTTCTTAATTTAAATTGTTGATCAGTCTCATTAGCTAATTTTTTAATATTAGTACCTGCTTTAATATTTTTTCTTGTTCCTACTAAAGGAGTCTGTAGTGCATTAAAAGCTCTTCGTACTGCTTCTTTATCTGCAAAAGGAATCATGCCATTAGCTGCTGCAAAAGCTCCTGCACTAATAAAGTTACGTGCGTGAGTAAAAGGAGATAAAATTGTTTTAGCCATCTGCGATGTGGCTTTAGGATATAAAATTAAATTATTATATAAACTAGATCTTAAACTTTTACTGTTAGCCATTTCATCTAAAGGTTTAAATATTCCATCTATATTACCTTGTAATGTATATTTTTCGGCAATAGGATCTATGATAGGAAAAGGCTTACCTTTAAAATAAGGTTGAGCTTCATCTCCTATAGGACGTAATGTTTGTAATGGGTCTGCTCTAGGTCCACGCATAGTTTCAGTTCCTTGTAATCCTCTTTCAGTTCTTTTAACACCTTGTCCAACTTGTCCATAATCAACTCCTTGTGTTAAAGTTTGACCTGGTTTAGCAAATTGTTTTATAGCTTCTTGAGGACTGTCTGCAAAGATACCAGTTTGTCCAGAACTTTTTAAAAATTGATCTGTTTTTAATAATTCATCTTTTAATTGGTTGCCTCTTGCAAAAGAAGATAAGGCTTGGGTAGCTTCAATAATTGTTTGAAGAGCATCTTTATTTTTACCCATTAAATCTTCCATTACTTGTTTTTGAATACCAGTTAATTCTGATAAACGAACCGGAGTGTTTAATTTAAATACTTCATCAGCTGATGATTGACCTACAAAAAAATCAGGTACTTTAAAAACAGGATCTCCTTTATCAGCTAATTTAAAACCTCTATCAAAACTAATATTTCTTGGGTTAACAATTGATTTAATTGTTTGTTCTAATTCTGCACTACTTAATGATTTACCTGGATTAGCCTCTTGATATAATTTTTGCAAACCAGCTTTACCTCTAGCCATTGCTTCTGCACTAATTTTATAATTATCTAATAACTGACTATTTCTTCCTTTAAATATGTCATAACTTCTATCTAACCAAGTACTTACTTTTTTTTCAAACAATTCTTTAAAATTTCTAACACCAGCAGTATCTAATCTTTTACCAATAATTCCAAATAAAGAACCAAATTTCATTCTCATTAAACCCATATTTTCTAACATTTCAGCAATATCTTTTTCTAAAACTTCTTTTGTTTTTTTACTTTTTAAAATACCTTTAGGTTGAAGTTTTAAAATATCATCAGTAAATTCTTTAACTAATTGTTTATTCATTGGTCCTAAACTTACATTAGTTAATTCTTCTTCTAGTAGATTTAATTTTTTAATATCAGGCCTACCTTCTTTTGTTTTACTATTTTTTAATTCATCAACAAAAGTAGCTTTATCTATTGGTGGATTTTTTTCAAATCTTTCTCTAACTATTTTTTTAGCGTTTCGAAGAGCTTCTGCTTGAGCTTTAGGTAAAATATAAGGATCCATCTGACCAACTTTTTTAATATATTTTTCAGGCACCTCAATACCTTGATCTTTCAATATCTTATTTATTTCTACATTTTCTATCTGTTGATATCTTTTTCTAAATGCAACATTACCTTCTTCAGTTAATTCATTTAAATATTTTGTAGTAATATCTGGTTTAATGTTTTGATACTCATCTAGTCTTAATTGAAATTCATCAACAGTTTCTCCTTTAAGTTTTACTGGTTTTTTAAGACCTGCTCTTTCACCAGAAGTAATTAAACGATTCATCTTTGCTAATATTTTTTTACGTTCTGCGTCTACAACTTTATCTCCTTTTAATCTTTTAAAGTATGGAAAGAGTCCACTAATTAAACCATCTAAATCTTGAACAATAGTTTCTGCTGCATTAATGTCACCAGCTGCTGCGCCTTCTATTTTTTTAGTAACGGGAAAAGCAGCTTCAGTTAATTCACCCCTAGGTCTTAAATTTTTAGCAATGTATTCTAAAAAATTTCTGTCAGAAGCTTTACCCGCATTTGTTGTGTTTCTTAATTTTTTAATTACAGATCCAACGCCCCCTAAAGCTCCAGTAAACAAAGCTCCTTCAGTTCCAAACTTAATCCTATTTAATATTTCTTTAGCAGGGTCATAAATATCGCCTTCTAATTCTCTTTCTAGTTCTGTCGGGCCTCCAATTAAATCTCCAAACGTTCCAGCATCTTGTACATCTCCAACAAAAATACCTTCAGCAATACCACCAGCCCCTGCCCCTGCTGCAAAAGCTTTTGCTTTTTCTAATTTAGAAGCTGAATCATCAAACGCTCTTATTTTTTTTCTTTTACTTAAAGTTTTTTCAATTCCATTTTTTATATTTTTACCTGCATTACCAGACATATTTAAATAGTTACCACCTTTAGAAGCTTTAACTGCAGTGTTAGCTAATTTAAAAGCTGCTCCACCTGGAATTGCTAAATTAGTTATAAGTTCAGTAATTTTACCAGCGGTTGTTGCTTCTGCCATCTCGTCAAATGGATTTATTTTTGCAAAATATTCTTCTACTTCTGCTGCTTGATTGCTATCTGCGCCTAAATCAATTAATGTTGCTCCTAAAGAAAATAAACCTTCTGGTATTTTAAATAAACCAGAACCTATTCCTGCCATAATAGATTGAAATGTTCCTACCTCATTGTCTTCTGAAACTATATCGGTGGTTGTTGTGGTTTGTAAGTCTTCTAAAAAAGCCATTAACTACCTCTTTTAATTTTCAAATCTGCTTACGTCTGTAACTACTTCATCTTTAATTACAAAAATTAATCCTTTTGCTTTATCTGTATATGCTCCATCAACTTTTCCTGCAGCCGGATCTCCTTCTTTAATGTTACCATCTGTTGGTAATTCACCTTTATAATCATCTAAAAACCATTCACCAGCAGCTAAAGTTATACCTGAAGGCATAATAACTCCATCTTGTTTTTTATATTTACCTACTGTTTCAGAAAGAGATCTAGGTCTTCTTTGATAAGTTGCTAAAGCTTCTTTATCAGTCATTCCTGGATTAATATCTTTAATATATTCTACTGCTTTTTGTAGTTGTCCACTTTGATTTTGTAGTTTAGTCTCATAAAGTTTTTGAGCTTGCTCACCTTTAATACCAAGCATAGCTGCAGCTTGTTTAATTTTAGGAGCATCGCTTCTAACTTTTACTGCATCTGCTAATGCACCTTTAAATCCCTTACCTTCTAGTAATGAAGCAGAAACTGTAGATAAAACATCTTCACCATATCTTCTTGCAGCTTTATCACCACCTAATTGTTTGTAATATCTATCTATTAATGAATCTAAATCATTTTCATCTACTGTTGTTACATCTCCGTCCGCATCTGCGCTAAATGAAACTTCTTCTACTTTAGTTGTGTCATCAATTTTCTTTTCTAAATTTTTAGCTACATCTTCAGTAGTTCCAAAATCTTTACTAAAAGTTCTACCTTCTCCTAAATTAATATCACCTATTTCTCCTTGAGGATCACCTTTACCTAAATAATCTTCATTTGGATCTTGATAAGTTTGAAAACCTTTTTCTCTTATAATTTCACTAAATGGTTTTTCTATAATATCTTCTCCTACACCTACTTCTACTGTTTCAGGAATATATTTACTTTTTAAATTAAGATTTCTATTTCCTAAATTCATTCCTTTATCTGCTGCATAATCAAATATTTGTTGACCTGTCATAGGTGCACCTGTTTGTTTTAAAACATCTTGAATATTAAATAGTCTACTAGCTCCTGGAGGTTGTACTAACATACCTCTATTATAACCAACTCTACCACCATCCATTAGACCAGATGTAATCCCCGATCCACGACTATCGACTGGGCCACCTCTAAACATAGGTCGTCTTAAAATTCTACTCATTATCCAAATATTCCTAATTTAGAACCGATACTAGCAACCCCTGAACCAATACCAAGCGCTGTTGCTAATGGACTAGCTGGAGCTGCTGGCGGTGCATAACCTACTGTTTGAGTTGGGAATGCCCCTGGTTGAATTTGTGCAAGTTGTTGACCAATCAATCCTAGTTGTGTAAATGGTTGGAATTGTTTTTGTTGTTCAGCCGATGCTGCTGCATCAAGTATAGCTTGTTGTTGTGCTTGACTTCCTTGACCCATTTGTGTTTGGTACTGTCCAAGTCCTTGTTGTGCTGCTAAATCTGCTCCTGCTGCTTGTTGTGCTTGTTGAAATCCCTGTGCTAATAACTGTGCTTGTAGTTGTGCTCTGCTTGATGCAGCACCTCTTGCAGATTCTGCTGCCATAACACCTTCACGACCTCCACCATAAGCACCCGCTGCAATAGCTTGATCTCTCATAGCTGTGTTTTGAATAGTTTGGTTTCTGTCAAATTCTGATAAAGTTGTATCAATCACCTCTTGTTGATAAGGTGACATGAATTGTTGGTAAGCTTGTGGTCCTGTAAGTGATCCTAATCCAGCAGCCGCGGTTGTCGCGTCTTTTTGAAGTTGTGATTGAGCGGCGATTGTTGGTGCATATTTTGATGTATCAATACCTTTAAAACCTCCAGCAGGTATTGCGCCTGCCCCTAGTTTATCAATTGATTTTAAAAAGGCGGTAAGTGAGCCTTCTATTACCGGTGCTGGTTTTGTTATAGTTGTTGTTGTTGACATTATACTTTCGCCTCTAATCTATTCATTGTTTCATACATTCGTTTTGCTCCTTCATTTACACTTCCACCACCTGCTGCTCTTACAGCATCTGCAGTCATTACAAATTCATTTTTAGAAAGTCTAGCAGGAACGTCGTCTGCTCTTTCTTTTTTACCAATAGGTATGAATCCTCCACCTCTCATATCCATTTCTCTACCACCTAAATTCATTAGACCACCTTCGGCCATTTTAGGTACATCTTCATCAAATATATCTTGTTTCATACCTTCATATTGTTCTTTTGTTATTTCACCTCTTTCATATAATTGAGGTAAATATAATTTATAAAATTCCATTTTTCTATCATCAGACATTGTACCATCTGTATCATTGAACATTGCATTTAAAATACCCATTTCTTCAGATTGACCTGGCTGTACTGTTACTTTTAATTTATCTACTAAAAATTCTTTCGGTGTTTCTTCAACAGCTTCTACTGCATCTGTTATACCACCAAATTCAAATCCTACTCTACCACCAGTTTTATATCCTGCTGCATAAATTGCATCTTCAATTTCGTCATCTGTAAATCCATAAGCTTCCATAGATTGTCTAATAGCTGCTGCTCTTTGTGCATCTGATGCACCTTCAGCTGCCGACGCTTCTGCGTCATCTATAGCTTGTTGTTTTTCTAATCTTCTATTTTCTGCTACAGATAAATCATAAGTTCCTTGTGTAAGTGGTATAGATAAAGCTTTAGCTCCTGCTTTACTAAATATACCATCTGCTGCTAAACCTTCAGATAAACCTGCTAATTTATCAGCACCTGTTCCTAAAAAGTTTAAAGTTTGATCTGTCATTCCACCGCTATTAGATAAACCTCTTAAATAATCTCCTGCGCTTTGATTTCCAACGCTAGCTAATTTATTTCCTCCCATAACTTGAGAGTAACTTCCTCCACTTCCGTCAGGAAGTGTTCTTCCTCCTGAAGTTCCCGGAGCCGATAGTGCACCAATACCAGAAGCCATAGCTAATGACAATGCATCAAACTCTCCATCACTTCCTTCTTGAGCTAATTGAGATCCAAGGTTTAAACCACCAGATATCAATCCTCTAGATAACATACTATTACCAAATGCACTCATAATACCTGGAGCCATAAAAGGAGCGGCTGCAGCTAAAAATGGTAATGCTGGTTTGATTTCATTAGGTACTATCTTATCTAGTACTCTTGAAATAGGTCTAGTTATCTTTTTTAAAAATCCCATAGTTTCTCTTTATAATGCTTGTTAACTGCAAGTTTGCCAAACTTGTAAATAGGCGAGTGTATCACAATTTACAAGGTTTTTAAACATACGTCAATCGCTGATATTTAAAGCAGCACCTATATTTATCTCTTCTACAGTCACATTTACATCTCTTCGTATATGTTCTGCTTTTGTAGGTGTACTTGCATTTTGTACATCTGCTAAAGCCTCTGCATCTGACATGTATTCTTTACCTGTTTCTGTGTTAGTTAATGTTACCTCACATTTAGGTGTAATTACTGGTACTCTTTGACCATTAATTATTTCATACCTAACGGAAGCTTCTGTTTCTATAAATGACATTATCTGTCCTCCCTGTTTATTTCTAATATTGATGCTACAACGTGCAATCTATTTGCATCTGCAGCGGTTACTTTTAATATTTCACTTTCTTGTAAAATTAACGGTTCTGTTAATAATTGTTCTGTTGCGTGACCAGCTATAGTTTTTACATCAAACAATACAAACACATTACCAGATGCATCTGTTAGTGTTAGTGTAATTGTACTTCCATTATTACTATCATCACAAACTAAAATAGATTTTACAATTGCTCTAGAATTAGAAGGTACAGTGTATAAAGTTGTAATATCTGTAGTTGTTAAATCTTGTTTTTGGTTCTTATATATATTTGCCATTATCCTAATCCTAACCAAGTATATCGTTCTTGATCTTCTTTTAATTGTGTTAAGTATGTAGAGTTTAACTGTTCAATAATTGTAGTTAATGCTCTGTTAATTTGTCTTTGATTATCCTCACTATATTCTCTTTTAGGTTCTGGTAATCTTACTACGACTTTAGTCATTAACCTCTCCTTCCATCTGGTTGTATATCAACTTGAAATGTACCAAATCTCCAAGACTCGCCTACACCGGTGTTTTCTATTTTTATATTTGCATATCTACCTCTTGCCCTAGTGTCAACTTTTAAAGTAGATGAATTAATTATAAAAGGACTTAATGAAGTCTCAATGTCATCTTGTGAAGGGTAATCTTTAATAGACAAGGTAATTTGATTGTTACCATTTAATACTTTAAAATTTGGTAAGAATCTTCTCATTGCTAAAAATACTTCTGCTTGATCAGGTTGTAAAGAAAAACTAAATGATTGTATGAAAGATGTTAAGGTAGTTACACTACCATTTGGATTAACTTGATCGGTCCCCGTTTCGTGTTCGAATAATACTGTTTGACCTAAACCATCTTGACCTATAACTTCAGGAAAACTTCCATCATTAGAACTATTATATGCAGTAGCATAAGGTCTTGGATATACTAATGAATCAACCCAAGTAGTTCTAATTGAATTAGTATTGGTTCCTGTATACCAATTACCCATAGGTAATTGTGCATTATTTTGTCCATAATTATAAACTACATATCTATTATTAAAATCAGATCCACTTGTTGGGTACCACCAAGTTACTTCTGTAAATAGATTATTGATACCGGCACAAACTTGTTGTCCTTTTGTTGTATCAATATCGTCATAAATATAATCTTCCACACTACAAGGAAGTGTATTAACAGTACCATCAAAAGAGAAGAAACCATTGTTACCCATCCAATAAGCAACACCGTCAATTTCAATTGCTGCGTTTTTACCAATCAATCCACAGTTAGTACCAACCTGTTCGAAGCCAAATGTAAAAGGTGCTCCAACAAATTTCATTGTATAGAGTGCGTTATCGGTCCAGATTAAAATATTTTCTTTTGCAACCAGTGCTCCCATAATTTTTGTACCATCTTGTATTCTTTGAGTACCGGCTGTATTAGTTGCTTGAGGTGTGTAACCATTAATATTTTCATCTTCAGAGAATCTTATAAACATATCATCTTGAGTAGACGCAGTTCCAATTGTAGTTTCGGTTCCTAAATGAATTAAGTGACGTGTTGTTGGTGAAATTAAAGTTACTCTTGTAGCTGTTGGGTTATTTGTTGTAGAAAATCCTGATGTTGTTGTAGATGCTCTTGTTGTTAGTCTTGCTGTAATATCAGAATTCCATGTAAAAGTTTTACCGTTTGCAATAGTTGCAACTAATACATCACCAAAATTACTTAATGACCAAAGTCCAGGTTCTAATGTAATTGTTCCAGCATCAACTGCATCACCCCATCCTCCCCATTCAGTTGCGTTAGTAACTATTTCACCACTTGAGTGAGCTTGACCATTTGATGTACCAGTAGTTGCAGTTCCAAAAGCACCTCTAGTAATACCTGTTAAAGTGTTTGTACCTTTTCCTGTGTAAGTAATTAATTCATTTTGAACTGCTATAGTTCCTGCTGTTGGAAAACCAGAGTTTGATGTAACATTAATTACAGATCCTGATCCACCAGTACCATTAGTATCTGCGAGCAACGCTCCATTTAAAGTTGTTGTAACAGAACCTTGAACCGTTCCCCCATACTGACCAATACCAAAACCATAACCATAAGATTGTGCGGCGGGACCAACAGGCTCATAAGGAATTATATCACATGCTCCACCAGTGGCGGCACCTGTTGTAGTTTGTGTACCAGTAATGATTGCAATTAAGTTTGATGTAACTCTTGTTACTTGAAATAATTTATCTTCAAAAGCAGAATTTGTTAAACCTATACCAGCAGGTACTGTTACATTATCCAATAAAATAATATCACCTGATTGTAAATTATGTGCTGAAGAAAATGTTAAAGAAACTTGTTGTGATGCATCAGTAGCAGACATTGTAACACTACCAATTGTAGCTTTTACAGGAGTAACATCATGTAGTTGTCCTTCAAAATAAATAAGTAAAAACTTATCTGTTCCTATTGCAACGTATCTATTACCTTCTTTATCTACAAATGCGTGTTGTTTTCTAGCAACACCAACAATAGAATCGTTAAGTAAAGATTGCCATCCTCCTACTTTTTCTGGAAGGCCATATCTAAATCTAACATTATCAGAGTCAACCCAACGACCTTCGGCCCCAACAGCAGTGTCTTGCTTGTCAATCCCTGGAGCAAACTTAATTTTCGTAAGCATCCTTTACTCCTATGATGTACTGTTAGTTTTTATTTGCCAGCCTTTTGTAGCAGTAGTAAATATTAAAGTTACACATTGATTGTTTGCAGTTAAATCTAAATCAGATGTACCACCTTGAATATTGGATCCGTTTCTACCTACAATACATTTGTTTGTTGCAAAACCATTGGATGCAGATACATCCATTATAGTTACTTCATCACCTGTTGCAGGTGTTGCTGGTAGTGTTATAGTTACTTGGTTAGCAACTGTATCCACTCCAATTTGATCTCCAGCCACTGCTGTGTATGAAGTTTTACTAGCTGCAGTTACTGTAGTAAACCCTTTTTCCATCATTGATAATGTAGTAGCAGGAACGCTACCTCTGGAATAAACTAAAACTTTTGCACCTTCTGGAAGAGGTACTTGTGTACCTGCACTTTGACCAGTGGTTAATAATGTTACTGTAAAACTTTGTGCTGCAGTTCCTCTAACAGTTGCATCTTCTACAAAAAATACTCTGTTTGCATTTCCACCTGTTGTAGATGCAGGCATTGCTAAACTAGCATTACCAGATAAAGTTCCCGTAAGTTTAATATAAATATTTTTACCATTCGCGCTCGCCGATCCGTCGGCCAAACTTAATGTAGTTGTACCAGAGCTTAAAGTTACTTCTGCATAACCCGACGCTGCGGTTTGTAATAATTGTAAATTAGTATTAGTGATTGTTCCCCATAGACCAGCCTTTTCACCTGTAGTGACTAGTTCTAATGATAAATCTGTTGAAAAAGTTGATGCCATATTAATAAGGTTTTATTGGTGTCCAAACCATGTTTGCTCCTGGTATTATATCGTTCCACGTAATTACTCCCGGTTCCCCACTACTTACAGTTAAACTAGAACCTGTTGGAAGTACATTCGCAGTACCTGTTACTGTAACATTTCCTGTCGCTAACGTCAATGCGTTTCCAGTTACAGATGTATTAGCATCTGCGGTAACTACAAAAGTTCCTAAACCTAATGATACTTGAGATCCTGTAAGAGGACCGATATTAGCCGTACCAGTAATACTTAAAGTACCTGTACCTAATGAAACTTGATTTCCAGTTAAATTTTCTACGACTGAATCTGCGATAATACCTACACTACCAATTGTAATAGTTAATTGGTTAGCTGATACATTTACATTTACATTATTGTCTAATCCTGTTGCTGCAAATGGTAATGCTGATATTGCGTCAAATCCTAAACTCATAAATAATTTTTAAAGACTGATATTACTACCAGTCTTTAGTTTTTGATGTAAGTTCTGGTGCTTTTTGACTTTCGATTTGTGCAGATAAGTTTGATTGCATATCAGCTTCCGTTGTATCAGACATTTCTAATACGCAGGCAGTTGCACTTTCTTTAGTCATAGCATCAAAATCCATACCTTCAGAACCTGCACAAGATCCATACATAGA